TGGTTAACTTGCGAGTAGGTGAGAAAGGCAATGGACGATGCTGAGATGCTCCACTGGACGCGAGGCATGCTGGGGGTTGAGGATGGCTACCTAACATTGTAAGCCATCCCAACCCCCCCCCCACTTTTATAGCCGGAGTATCCTACTGGCGTCTGCAGCGTATAAAAGCCGGAGTTCGGCCGCGGTCGAACTACGTTCCCTAACCTCCACATCCCACACCAATGCCAAGAACAACGGGAGCATTCGTTAAGCGCGCTGCCAAGCGCAAGCGCTCCAAAAGACGCGTCGCCAAGAGACGTGTCAAGCGGCGTCTTACCAACGCCAAGATCAAGGACATCGTATCTCGCAAGAAGCGGGATACTATGCTTGCATACAGTCCGTTCCAGAATGCAGGTTCTACCGGCACTCTCACTCTTCCTATTCGAGGCCAAGCTTTCCAAAAGAGGGCCGGCACCGAATACCCACACTTTAATCTGTGGTGCGCAAGCTACCGTAAGCTAGCCAACACCGATTGGGACACCGTCCGTACCGCACGCACTGTGTACCTCAAGGGTTTGTCCGAAACGTATCGCGTGGAGGTATTCAATGCCCCTTGGCAGTGGCGGCGTATCGTATTCCGCACTAAGGATCGATTCGTCGGAGCAAACACTCAGTCACCAACATACGGAACCCCGAGCATCGGTGGTTTCGGCAGCTCAAATGTCCGCATGGTCGGACAAGGAGCCACCACACCCGGTCAGCCATCGTTTACGTTCGAAGGACAAACCGCTGCCGTTCCGCTTGAAGGCATCGTCTTCAAGGGAGCAACCGGTGTTGACTGGGTAAACCCATTCAACGCCGCGATCGACAAGCAGCGTATTAAGCTTTTGTCCGATCAGAAGTTCAGGGTCGCCTCCGGGAACGAGAGCGGCGCTGCAAAGATCAAGAAGTTTTACACTCCGCTCAACACTACGATTACGTACGATGACGACGAGGCAGGAGTTGAGCAATTTACCTCCGGTTTTGCGTCGGACTCTGACAAATGGGGCAACGTGTACGTGCTAGACATTTTCTGGAACGAGGCCGGTGATGACGCGTCCTTGAATGACATGCTATGGACGGCGAACAGTACGATGTATTGGCACGAGCACTAAAACAAAGGAGTGTGAATGTTTACAAAGATGCAGTTTGCATCCATCCAAGCGACATCGACTTCCTTGCCTTCGCGAGGGTCGTCGTTGTTGCACCAGATCATAGGCTTTCCCCAAATCAAATTCTTCTTTCCGCGATACTTGTCTGTAGCAGTGAATTCGGCCTGAGCACCGAACCAATTCTTGTAGTGAGGGAAGAAGTTGATATCCATATCGTCGAATACTGCGTACTTGACATCCTCGTGAATTTGATCTATGTTGAAAAGACCACCACAGAACGCGTGACGGCCGAGAGAGCGAGCCCATTCGGTTTTGCCCATACGCGATGGGCCGATGAGCACGAGCGACTTCGGACGATCTACCACGTGATCCTGTATAAAGCATTAATCCGATTAGTAATTGATTATGAAAAGAGCCGCAGCCGACGTGCCTTTCCCCACAGTCATGGTCCCTGGGGCCTTTAGGCCCCCTGACACGGGGAAAGCACTCGAGGCAAGGTCATACCACTCACCAAATTTGCAGCCCATGCAGACATTACTCCTGGTACCACGAAATCGGTGTATCGGGGAACGTACGCTGCAGGCTGCTCATAACGCGCTGACGCGTAGACGGCGAGACGACTGTAGTTGTTGACGTATTCGTACGGAGCAAGCTGCTGAACGAGGGCCCAGAACTCGGCCAAGGAGTCTGCACGCACAATTGACGACCAGTCATCCATTCGGCTTCGCTTTGCGGGGCCCTCCAAGTCATCGAAGGTGTCACCGTAGTAGGCACCATCCTTAAGACAATAATCACGAACTCGTGCTTGTCCGCTTCCAACACGAACCTGCTTGTAGTTAGGATGAAATCCGCCCACGTCGAACACGCGCTCGTCTCTGGTGTTGAAGCCTGACGTCCACTGAACCAGGCAGTGGTAGTGATTGCCTCCGTCCTCATGCAACTCGTGAGCCACAAGGTGACGACTAGCACCGAGCATGTCGAAGGAAGACTGAAGTTCGCAGATGAAGTCATCGACGTCGTGGTTAACTTGCGAGTAGGTGAGAAAGGCAATGGACGATGCTGAGATGCTCCACTGGACGCGAGGCATGCTGGGGGTTGAGGATGGCTACCTAACATTGTAAGCCATCCCAACCCCCCCCC